TTGTGCAAGCCTCAAAACGCTCCCCGGCATCGGCGACTACACCGCCGCCGCCATCGCCTCGATCAACTTCGGCGAGCCGGTCGCCGCGGTGGACGGGAATCTGCTGCGCGTCGCCGCGCGCGTCAGCGGCTGCGCCGACGACATCATGGACGCGAGGGTACGAAAGCAATTCACCGCGCATCTCAACGACGCCATCGACTTAGCCCGCCCCGGTGCGTACAATCAGGCGATGATGGACCTCGGCGCGACGGTGTGCCTGCCGAACGGCGCGCCGAAGTGCGAGATCTGCCCCGCGCGCACGATGTGCGAGGCGTATAAAAACGGTCTCACCGAAGTCTTACCCGTGCGCGCGAAGAAAAAGGCGCGCAAGATCGAGGAGCGCACCGTGCTGCTGCTCTTTCAAAACGGCAAGGCCGCGCTGCGAAAGCGCGCGGACACGGGACTTCTCGCCTCACTCTGGGAATTCCCGAGCGTTTTGGAAAATCTTGACGAAGCGGGCGTTTCGCTCGCGCTCGCGCAGATGGGGCTTTCGGCGCAAACTGTCGAGCCCGCGGGCAGCGCCAAGCACATCTTCACCCATGTGGAGTGGCACATGAACGGCGTGTATGTCGAACTGGACGCACCTGCACCCGCTCTCACCTTTGTCACACCTGCCGAGCTGCGCGACGCTTATGCGCTGCCGAGCGCGTTCCGCAGCTTTGTTTCCGTACTGGAGGACTGATC